AATCAATGCTGTCGCAACCTCCCTTCCAAGGGTTGGAAGCGGGCAGGACAGCGGGTCGTTCGGTTCGAACGACGGCGCTGTTCTTCTTTCGGTTTCTCATGCCTATGGCAAGAGGATCCGGCGCAGCATTAAATTGTCCCAGTCCAAAATCTCGGCAGATCTGTTGATCCCGAGTCAGAACGTTCGCAACTCCATGAGTGTTTACATGGTAGTGGACCACCCTGTCAACGGATTTACAACTGCTGAGGCGAAGTATGTGGTGGACGCATTTACTGCGTACCTCACTGCTTCTTCTGGGGCGAAGGTCACCCAACTTCTGGGTGGAGAGAACTAGATTGTCGGTTCTCCCGGCTGGCTCGTGGCTAAGGATCTATCTACCCCTCTAAGGAGGCGGGATAGTGAAAAGCCCGATAGCGTTCCTGCAAGTGGTCCTCGAAGAACTGGGGACCAGGTGTGGCACAAGCACCACCCGCGATTTCAAAACCGTCGCGGGCCGGTTTGAACACGAAGGGTTGTCGTTTATCACGATTTCCCTGCCGAATTTTGGCGCAGACTTCGAAAAAAGTCTAGACCAAAGGTTCGTCGGTCCTGGTCAGTTCGCTGGTTTCCAGCGGCTGAGGGGGCTCCCCCGATTTCTCGGAGGTATCCTTGACCTTGTGTTCGATCGAAATTCCGGTCGATTGCTCGACACGCCTAACATAGATGCGATCATTGCTGTGCGTCAACTCACGTTGATGTTTGGCAAGATCAACATTCCGTGCACAGATAAACGTACGCGGAATGCTCTACTAAGGTATGTCGAGTGTGAACAGGAAGTACGTCAGTTTGACGCGCTGTTGTCTGATGTTTCTAAGTCAGATTTTAAGCGTGTCGGCCGTTTGCTGTGGGCGAATCTGTTCTCCGCGATAGACAACAAAATCTATCAGGATTCAGTCGTTCCACGCCACGGTCCTGGCGCCACTGCCGACAAGCTCCGCGGAAACGCGAAGTTCAATCAGCAGGAGTGGACCACTCGGTTGGAAGAAGTGTTCCCTCACTGGGAACACATTATTCCTTCCGAACGCTTCCTCTTCGGAGGAGACGAGGTTACTTTCCTTGAACCTGGGGCAGAACGACCCGTAAAGGTCATAACTGTCCCTAAGACGCTCAAGACCCCACGCATTATAGCTATGGAACCGACCTGCATGCAATATATGCAGCAAGGGATTCTGGAGCTTATAATGCACGAGATTCGCAACGATAACAACGCAGCGAACTTCGTAATGTTCGAATCGCAGGAGCATAATCAATTGCTCGCGCGTGAGGGTTCCATCAATGGAACCCTCGCAACACTCGATCTGAGTGAGGCTTCGGATAGGGTCTCGAATCGGCATGTACAACTCCTTGTCGCTAACCACCGCAAATTGCGGATGGCGATTGATGCGACGAGAAGTCGGAAGGCCGATGTGCCCGGCATAGGTCAAATTGACCTTGCCAAGTTCGCGTCGAT